GTCAATGCTGAAGCCTCTGCTGCAAATGAAAACTCTCCATATAATTTAACCTGTATTGATTCGCCAGCAATTCCAGGAACGTATACCTATTCAATACAGTTAAACACAATAGCCGGTTCAAATATTCAAATGGGTGAATCTGCTGGCCCTAATATTGCTCTATTTGAGCTAAGCGGACCAGGTTCCTCAGGTACGTCAGGTACTGGAGTAACAAGCGGTTCGTCAGGCACCTCTACTAATTATTACGGTACATCAACCGATTCAATTGATCCATCCACTCTAACGATTGGTGGGCTACCGCTCTCAATTCAAACCCAAACTGGCCTATCATACGTGGTCGGTCAGCAGATTCAGGTCTATAATTCACCAACTGTATACTTTACCGGAACAGTTGAGTCTTATGATTCAGGAACTGGAATCCTGTCATTAACTATTACCTCAACCTCTGGATCTGGTGCAACTACCTCTTGGACTATATTTCTGTCAAATGGTGTAAACGGTAGTTCTGGAACTAGTGGCTCAGCCGGCTCAAGCGGAACGTCTGGCGTTGATGGTACGAGTGGTACAAGTGGAACTTCGCCTCCAGGCTTTACTTCAGGTACAAGCGGAACTTCTGGTGAAACTGGCCCAGCTGGGGCAAATGGTGTTAGCACAGGAGGCGCTGTCGGTACAGGCGTAGCAAGAGCAATAGCCATTTATCCAGCCCTAGGCACAGCACTAGATGATACATTTACGCAAACCGGTTCATTTACTTCAACTATCTTATTAGGAACCGCCACTCTTACTGCAAGTCGTACACTAACTATTCCAGTGACAGATGCGGCTGCAAGCTTTATTATGTCAGCTGGTGCACAGACCTTGAATGGTGCAGTTACACTTGCTGCAGCCGGCTCACTAACTACTGCTCAGTTAACATTTAGTGGTACTACTAATAACTGGATAAATTTTGGAGCAACTGGGTTTAATGTGCCAACTTTTACAAATCGTAGTGTTGGAACAAAAATCGTATTGAGTCAATCACTTAGCGGAGTTGCGGTTGACTATGCAATTGGCGTTACATCAAGCACAGTCTGGTTATCTGCTCCGACCACAGCAGGTTTTGTCTCTTTCTATGGAGGCACTACTCTATTTGGTAGTTTTACAGGTAATGGTCTTACTCTTAATGCGGCCGGCTCAACCTCTGTTGCTAACCTAAATATTACAGGTACAACTATTGGTTGGATTAACTTTGGTTTAATATTTGGGACTCCGTCCTTTACTGCTAGAAATGGTGGAACCAAAATCGTTCTATATCAAGCGCTTAACGGCTCAACCTCAACTGATTATGCAATTGGCATGAGCGGTACAGGCCCATGGATATCCACAGCTAATACTTCAACCAGAATCACTTTCTATGGAGGTATCACTGATCTTGGATTTTTTACCGGCACCGGTTTAACTCTAGCAAACGCAACAGGTCCTCAATTAACTTTTGGTGGAACAACTAACAATTTTATCTCCTTTGCTAGCTCAGCTGGCTCAGGTAATCCGACTGCCGGAAGTAGGTCAGCCGGTACTAAAATACTATTTGGTAGCTTTGTTTCAGCAAGTCAGTTGGATGCATCAATTGGATTTAATTCAGGAACTGCTAGTCTGTGGTTTAGCATGCCAGGTAATGGTTCATACGAGGTAGCATTCTATACAATCGTTAGTACAACTGTAACCAAGGTTTTCTCAATTGGATCAACTGGCGTAACTCACAGTTATGGTAACTTTACCGTTCTAGCAAGCCTAACCTATACAAATAATACTACTAGTGCTCAGATTAGAGCAGGTGCATCAGGCGGTATAGCCGTCTCGACTAAGAGCTTTATAAATATGGGAACAACTGGTTCACTAGCAGCGGCAGCGTTAGTCAGTAGCAATTATGCAACCAGAAGCCTTGGTACCAGAATCATATTACAGGCAACAACTGACGCAGCTACTTCTGACTTTGCAATAGGAGTAGAGTCAGCAGGTCCATGGTTCTCAACTTCGACTGCTACAGCTGTTTCAACATTTAAGTGGTTTGGTGGTGCTACCATAGCCATGACCCTAACTGGTAATGGTAACTTAACCTTAGTTGGGGATCTTACAATGGCGGATGCTAAAAATATCATATTAGCTACTGGAACCGGGACGAAGATTGGAACAGCCGCAGGGGCAGGTGGTCAAAAACTTTCTTTTTGGAACAAAACGCCAATCGTCCAACCGACTACTGCTATTACTGGAGCATCATTTTCTCAAGTGAATACAACAACTGTTATTTCAACTGCGTCCACCTTTGGTGGATACACATTGGATAAAGTAGTAGCAGCTCTAGTAAATATAGGAATCTTAGCATAAAATAAATACATAATATGACTCCACAACAAATATCAGATGATCCGGTTTATGGATTTAAGCGTAAAGCCTCACTAGCTGCAATTAATATAGGTTTAGCTGACTTTATGGGCAAATCAGTAAAGCTCATACTCTCAGTTAATTACTATGAGGCAGATTCAGTAACTCTCATTACCCTAATTCCACCAAAAAATGTGATCCTAACAGCGGATGAGTCTACCTGGGTCAATGCAAGTGGTACAATTGTTGCAGAAGGAGACCCTAGTGCTGCCATGACAGAATATGATTTCTTTATTATGCTAATGGATCAGCCTATTGTAATTGCTGATCTAGTATCCCAAAAAATTGCCTGGGCTGACTCTTCGGCTGGCGGAAACCGATTTAATCAATGAAGGACTGGAGTATTATACTAGTTAGAAATGAGTATGGCACCTGGCTACAGCGTATCTATTGGAGCCTTATCCGGTTATTTACCAGTGCAGAGTATAATCATTGCCAATTGATAAGAGACCTTAATGGCGAACTCTATATTTGCGAAAGTGATGTTAGCGGATTTCGTATCACCAAAACTCTTGCCAAATGGAGAGATGAGCAATTTAAACTAGGCAGAATCTATCGGGTTTTAAATCTGCCAGGCTATTCCCATGAGAGATTTACTGAACTACTTGGAAACAGCTATGATGTTGGATATTGGACTTACCTAACCAGGAAAAAGTCTTCAAATCGGAGCACAAATTGTTTTCAAAGCCTAGCCTATATTTTTGGATTCGATAAACATTGGTTAGCTACAGCCAATACCTTTTTGAAAAAGTAGAGTATAAGAGCCTAAAAACTTAGAATAAATGACAACTCAAGTAAGAAGTCTAAATAAGGCACAGGTTTATGGCCTATTTTCATCGGTTATTTCAATTACCAATCGCAACAAGACAGACGGCTTTCTCACCAAAAACTACGATCTAATCGTTAAGCTGCTCAATGTAAAAAAAGCCATCCAAACTGAAATTGATGCAATGGAACAGGCAAAGGTTACAGTTCAGGAAATTGTACTTGATACAAGAGTTGCTGACTATACTCTACCAGTATTTACAGAAGAAGAGCTAAAGATTATGATTGGCGGGCCTGAAGAGCTTGAAGCATTTGAGGCACTACTAGCCTAAAACCGGCTAGTCTAGTCAAGTATAATTTTCTAAATCTCAAAACTTCATGCAGGACCTAAAGATAAAGGCCCACGTGCCGTTAATTGGTACAACTGGCTTTAATAATCATGCCCAACAATTTTTTACTAAACTAGCTAAATTACGACCAGTTGAGGTCCGTAATTTCTCAGTTGGCCCAACCTGGACAGAACTGTCTGATGAGCCTCATAATGAGGAACCATATATGACAGATGAGTTGAAAACCATGATGGTTGAGCAGACTCTATGGGCTGAAAATGGTCAGCTTACTGACTTTCCAGTCTATACCAATTGGCCAAATCCAGGCCAGGCAGAGGTCAATATTATACTAGGCGAGACAGGTCATGCCTATTTTTATCAAGGCTATCCAAAATACACTATTGCATACAATGTTTGGGAAGCAACTCGACAACCTGTCAAATTCTTTAACCGGTTACTTGAGATAAATGAGCTATGGGTGCCAAGCAAATGGCAACGGGATATGACAATTGCTCAAGGCTATCCAGCTGACCGAATTGCAGTTGTGCCAGAAGGAGTTGACAGTACTGTATTTTGCCCAGGTGAAGCCACGCATCCATTAACAGGCACAGGTCGATTTACATTTGCAATTTTTGGCAGATGGGAACCACGTAAAGCAACCACTGAAATGATTAAGGCTTTCTTAGCTGAATTTTCAGAGGATGAGCCAATTGATCTAATCTTATCTGTTGATAATCGTTTTGCAAAGGACGGTATGCAAACAACAGAGGAACGATTAGCTCACTATGGGCTTGAGGACCCACGTATTAAGATAATTCATCTACCTCCTACTCAAGAGTATATTGATCTACTCAGGTCAGTTAATGTTTTCCTATCGTGTTCTAGGTCAGAGGGCTGGAACTTGCCACTAATTGAGGCAATGGCTTGCGGAACTCCATCAATCTATTCAAACGCATCTGGTCAGCTAGAATTTGCAGAGGGTCGAGGCCTGCCGGTTAAGGTTAAAGGCGAGATTCAGGCAACTGGCTTTGAGGAATCATGTAATTGGTATGAACCAGATTTTGATGACCTTAGAACTGTAATGCGGGATGCTTATGAAAACTGGCCACTGCATAAGAAACGGGCTCTAAAAGAGTCTAAAAAGATTAGGTCCGAGTTTAGTTGGGAAAGAGCTGCTGAGATTGCAAATGAACGTCTCCTGGAAAAGCAAGATCACATCAAGCATGTGAACCAGGCAAATCGTAGACCCGATAGTATTAACTATCATGCAGTTAGAGGAGCATTCATTGAAGTGATCCGGGAAGAACCTGGAGAGTTCCTAGTTGAATTTATTGACAGGTCAACTGGCAATATTGATTTTTCACAAAAGCTAACCAATAACATGTGGGCCAGGACAAATCGAGCCTATTATGTAGATTGGGGATATCGAGTTACTGACCTAAAGACCGATGAGGTCTTACTCGATGAGAGACTTGATCTAGCTGGGGCCAATGTGCTTGTGTCAATTGAGTCTAAATCTCTTGGCGATACTCTTGCCTGGATGCCAGCTGCTGAAGAGTTTCGTAAAAAGCACGGGTGCAAGATGATGTGCTCAACCTTTTGGAATCACATGTTTAAGGACAACTATCCAGAAATAGAGTTTATTGAGCCAGGTTCAAATATTGGTAACCTTACGGCAATGTATTCAATTGGATTTTATTATGATGAGAATGACCAAATAGTTAAGACTCTTAATCCAAAAGAGGTTAAGACCCAGCCAATGCAAAAGGCTGCATTTGATATACTTGGACTAGATTTCAAAGATACTAAACCGGTTCTTACTCTACCGAAAGTTGCCAAGCAAAAAAAGATTGCAATTGGAATACACGGCACGTGCCAAACAAAGTATTGGAATAATCCAACTGGTTGGCAAGATGTTGTCAATTGGTGTAATGCCAATGGTTATGAGGCTGTTATCGTATCATCTGAACCAAATGGTTTTATGGGTAACATGTATCCAACTGGCGCTAGGAAGTTACCAGCTGGGCCAATCGATAAAGCGCTTGAGGAGATTGAATCAGCTGAGGCTTTTGTTGGAATCAGTAGCGGTCTTACTTGGCTAGCCTGGGCAACAACTACGCCTGTCATAATGATATCAGGTTTTACTGAAGACTATAATGAAATGCAGGATATTGTTAGGATAAATGCGCCGGCTGGTAAGTGCTCAGGCTGTTTTAATTTTCATAGACTTGATCCAGCTGACTGGAACTGGTGCCCAATACACAAGGGTACAAACCGCCAATTTGAGTGTTCTAAAACTATCACAAGTGAGACAGTAATCAATAAGCTGAAGTCTGTACTTGGTCTCGTATAGATAATTCAGTATGGTACTGAATTCAAGACAAAACAGTTTTTTAGTAAATCTACCACAGGATTTCTTTAATTCTGAGATAGACGTAAAGTACGAAAAGTATTACCGGAATCTGATATTACCTTACAGGTCAATATCAGATTTCATGGCATCTACTATCCAAACAGTTAATTTTCCTGGGTTAGCAACAATATTACCAACTCAAACCCGAACATTGGGTAAGGTACAGGAGGTACAATCGGCAAAACCAATTGCTGACATGTTTACACGGGATCTCAAATTAACCTTTAAGTTAACAGACTCCTATCTCAACTACTTTATTATGATGGATAACCTGCTCAATTATCTTGAGCCGGCCAATGTCAATCCAAATAACACCCAAAATTCTTTGGGCCAGGCTCTAAGTAATACGCAGACGCAGAATGGCAATCACCCATACTTTTCGCCAATCCGGCTCACCTTACTAAATAATGAAGGTTATGGGGTAAGCTCAATTATATTTAACAGGCCCATGATTACAAGCCTTAGTGCCCTAACCTTATCGTATTCGTCAACTACACCACAGTTTCAAACCTTTACTGTGGACTTTAAGTACTTTAATTTCGACCTTGAATTAGACTTTAACTAATCTCAACTGGAATACGAAGACCCTCGTTCTCTAACTTTTTTCTGTACTCGGCTAGGATTGCTGGCATATCCAGTTCAGGATTATTACCGAGTAGTGCAAGAGTTTGCTCAAAAGTATTCCATTTCTGGTAAGGATATACCTTGCCAAATAGAATCTCAGATATTTTGTTAATATCATCAGTTAATTTCTGTTTACCAACAATTGAGTAGTTAAGCCGCTTTAGCTCCTTTGTAAACTCATAGAGTCCATCTGGTCTAAGCATATAACCCTTAAAGCTCTTAACCTTACCGTCCTGTTCAAGCTTATCAAACTTCATTGAGTCAAGTGCTGCAAATAGCAGAAAAACTCGATGCTTGGTTGAGTACTTCTCGTTGTCCGGTGATTTATAGAAGAGATCATTTATCTCACGGTTTATGTCAAGAGGTCTGATAAACATGTCAAACTGAGCAAAATGGCCAGGTGCAATTTCAAACTTAACCGAGACAATATTAAAACCATAAAATACCCGGGTTTCAAAGCCTAGATCCTGTAATTTATTGGAAATCTCTTCAAGCGATAGGTCTGAATACACTAGTGTATCAAGATCACCAGATACGGCTTTTTGACGCCAAGATCCAATTAATTCAGGTTCAGGACCTCCAAATATTTGAACAATCTCCGCTTTGAATTTATTAAATGCAGGTAGTACATCCGCCTGATCTATACTTTTAGCATCTGGAAAGGCATTACCGCCTTCGTTTATAAAAAATTGCCGAAACTCAAGTAGATATTTCATTATGCCTTGGTATTTTGATCAACCCATTCGTCCTTTAATAGGGTTCCGCCTGCATCCTTAACGCCAATGTTCATTCTTTCCATAACATTAGTGCTCTTTCTGCGTGAACTCTGTTCAAAGCTTGGGAAATAGGTCTCAACATCAAGTGATAGAGAGACATTAATTTTATTATTTTCAGCATATGTAAACTTGTAGGTCTTATCAAGCGTTTCTACTGCTGGAAATTGGAATTGCGCCGGGATTCTTACTCCATGATATTGGAAATACATTACCCGATTTGCATAGTTGACATCAAGCATGCGCTCAGCTATCTTAAATGCTTTATTTAGATTATCACAAATAATCTTGACATCGAATTTAACTGACATAGGTAGAGAGTAGAGCTGGGCTGAATAACCGGTCAACACATTTTCATCTTGTGAGCCCTTTTCGGGTTCAGTAAAGCTACCTCGAACAAACTTATTTGTAATATCCGATGTTTTTACCTGAAATGTGCTAAGTGTCACAATTCCTCTTGGAACAATATCATAAGTTCCCTCAGCAACTGGAATCCGGCAATCATCAGGTAGACCGATATAGAAGTCTTTGAGAAATCCTTCATCTGTGCCGTAATTATAGAGGAACGGCACATTAAATGTTTCAACCGTATCATTTCTAGCCAGGTCAATGCTCATTGAGCCATTTAGCAGGTCAAGCAGAGCAATCGTTAGGTTCCTAAGAAATATATCGTCAGTATTAAGAGCTTTCATATTAGTTATTTATCAAAAAGAAAGGGGCTCCAATTTGGAACCCCTTCGTTGTGGTGGAGACGGCGGCATCGAAGCCGCGTCCGTATTGCTCTCAAGCACACCTTCATTCACATGCTTACCAACATTTTCGAATGTTGCCAACAAGCAGATTAGTTAACGGCTTACTGCGAAAAGCCGACCTGGGTTAGACTTGGCCCTGGCGCCATACTGGTTTTGCAACTTTGGTTTACTTAAGCAGTTGCCGCTTACCGGACTATGCTTCTACAAGCTCAGTACCAGCAGGAGTGCTAACAGGTGCGTTAACAAGGCTCCAGAAGGATGTAGTGTTGCCACGTACGTTTTGATACGAATTTTACGGGTAGAGCATCTTTCCCGGCATGCAAGTGGACTGGAATAACCTACGTCGAATCCTTTCGTCCCCATATTGTATAAGATTATTATACTAACTTTATTTATAGCGGTCACACTTGGCCAAATAAAGAATTGGGCTGATAAATAAACAAAAAGAAGCATAGGATAAATGGCTAATATTTCAGACCAAAATACATCGCTTAGACTCTTTACAAGTCTCAAGATTAGAATCAACGATATTCTGGGAGAGACCATATCCTTTTTGCAGGACCGATTTAAGCAGGCAAAGACAATATTCACAGCAGCATCACCATTCGGTCAGCTACTAATTGTATTTGAAAACTTGAGTCAGCTTATATTCTATTACATTGAAGATTCAATCACTGAGCTCAACATATACGAGGCATCCAGGCCATCTTCAATCTATTCATTAGCTGCAATCGCGGGCCATAATCCAAGCAGGGCAATTGGTGCAACTGCTCAAGTTAGACTAGTTCGGAAACTTGGCATTCCTGCGCCAGCAAACAAGGTTATACTAAATGACCTTCTTAGGCTACGATGCGAAGTAAACGGCCTAACCTATGTGATAGAGCTACCACAAGACGAAATCCGGTTAAACCTTACTGGCCCAGATACTCCCGCGATCTTTAGTATAAAGCAGGGAATAATTGAAAGTCAAACCTTTACTGGCAAGGGTATAGCAATGGAGAGCTATCAGCTAGGCTATCCAAATAACTATTACATTGATAACTTCCGAGTTAATGTTTATGTCAATGGAGAGCCATGGACCAGGTTTGATTCAATGCTTGATATTCCCAGAAATGCAAAGGGCTATGTGCTTAAGACTGGTATAACAAATGGCCTTGATCTCTATTTCGGTAACGGATCATTTGGAAAAATTCCACAGGCTGGTGCTCAAATTACAGTTGAGTATCTGGTATCTGAAGGAGCTGGCGGTAATATTAAGGTTGATGACCCATCTCAGGTGCTGTTTACCTTTGCTGAGACAGCATTCTCTCCAATCGGTGACGAGATTAATCTAAATGACTATTTTGATATTTACACAGTGAGTCCACCAAGCTTTGGAGTTGATCCAGAGGAGATTGCTCTAACCCGACTTATTGCACCAAAGGCCTCTAAAAACTTTGCCCTAGTCAATGTTGATAACTATGAGGTGCTATTGCACAAGATGCAAATGTTTTCAACAGTTAGAGTATTCTTAGATGAGCCATATAGTGAAATTAGTGACTCAACTAAAAAGGAGATAATTGAGTTTCGTAAGAAGTATGGAGTTGCCCCTATTGTACCAGACACCCGAATAATAAGCCTGTTCCTGGTACCAGATGTTTCTCAAATGTTTAAGTCAGGTGCAGACTACTTTAATCTACCGACTTCTAAATTTTCCCTAACCGCTTTCCAAAAGACTGAACTGCTAAAGTATATTGAGCGGTCCGGTACAAAGATGATATCGAGTGAGGTTAATATTCTTGATCCAGTAATCATTAAATATGTAATCAATGTCAGTGTTATTGCATTTGATGATATAGCCGGTGATGTTATTAAGTCAGACATATCTGACAAAATTGGCAATTACTTTATTAAGCTTAATCGAAATAATCGAGTTCCAAAAAGTGATCTTATTAAAATAATTGAAGAGATCAATGGAGTTGACTCAGTTAGTGTTACTATTCTATCTGAACTTAATGAACTTGCATTTTCAAATAATCCAGCTAGGGACGAGACTCAATTAATTGGGCTTGATGAATTTAACGATATCATAATGACACCAACTCAATTCCCAGTAATTCGAGGCGGTTGGACAGACCGAAACGGTAATACATATCAAACTGCAATTTCAGATTCTGCTCTTGGCGCTATCAACATTGAGATTAAATCAGTTAGGTCAATCAGAAAAAGACTCACATTATTATGATAAGAAACTCACTATATTGGCCTCTCTACAATCGTAAGGACCAAAGACTTCATTTGGGATACAGGTACAAGGACAATATCCTACCCAAAACATTGTCAAACCAAATGTTTGGTGCAAATCCAGTACTTGATGGATTTCTGTCATACATTGAGACATTTATATATGAACACATTGAGGCAGTTAAGCAGATTAAAATATTTGCAAACCCAGCACTTGATAAAAACGAAAATCGTCTAAACTAAATTGCATGGCTCAAGTATTCAACAAGGAAAAGAAGGCCCAAATCAAGAGCGAACTCGAGGATTTGCTACGAGGCTATGCTGGTGGACCTAATGGCGAGGAAGATATTGTCGATGAACAACTTGGCGAAATAGCAGCAGCTCCGCCGTTGGATTTTGCTGAGATGAATGCCGGTTTTGAAAAGCAGGCAAAGGCGATTACAAATTCAATGCTCAAGTTTTATGTTGACCTGGGCATACTCGATAAGCATGATTACATAAAACAGAAGCAGGCTCTCGACAATTCAAACATTCAAAACATATTCTTTCAGCTCAAGACGATCCGAATGGCAATTGAAAAGATTGCTGAAGAGATTAATCAGGGCAATACACATCCTCGTCTATTTGAGGTGTTTGGCCAATTACAGGACAAGCTTACAACAGTAATCAAGACCCAGGCCAATTATGTACTGTTCCTAGAGGATACGTACAAGAAAATAGTCAGTGATGTTGACCAAAAGTCAATGACTGGGCAAAGTTCAGTTACTCCATTGCTTGGCAATCCAAATGAGTACTATATAACTGCTGGTACAAAAAATCTAATCAAAGAGATAACAGTTGAGGATGAGGATGAACCTGAAGATACGCGTCACCTCACTCACCCGGAGCACAAGATTGGTGTCATGCAAGAGCGTGGCCTTTCTCAAATAATCAAACCGGAAGCAGATCCGGAAGATTTTTCGGACGATGTTAACTCACTAATATGAAGGACTTTTTAAGTAATAGTGGTGGTGCTTCCAGAATCAAGCTATCAAACCTTGATCAGGAGAACAATGCAATTTGGACAAGTGTAAAAGTCCAACAGCTGCTAGACGATTTTGAAAACGGTGTGATTGATATCAAGACCGTCAAAAACTCACCATTTAAGGATAATGATCCAGCCTGGAAAAAGGCAAATATTGTTTTTGAGTATACACCAGAAGAATTAGAAGAGATTCGTAGATGTAAAGCTGATCCTGTTTACTTTGCATCAAAGTATGCACAGGTAATGACAGAAGAGGGTATTCAACAAATAACTCTCAGAGATTATCAGGAGGAGATTATCAAGGCATTTAAGGATAATCGTTTTAATATCCTAATGGCTAGTCGCCAAATTGGTAAAACTGTGATGTCTGGCGTGTTTATTGCCTGGTATCTCATATTCCATACTGATAAAAATGTGTTGGCTGTTGCTAATATTGCATCCACTACCAAAGAGGTATTAGACAAGATTAAATCAGTCTTTGAGAACTTGCCGTTCTTCCTAAAACCCGGCTGCGTATCGAATAACGTAATGTCAATGAAGTTTGATAATGGATGTCGTCTAATTGGCCGTACTACTACCAAGAACACGGGTATTGGTTTTACAATTCACGTACTGTACATTGACGAATTCGCTCACATTAATCCGTCTTATCTTGATTTCTTTTATCGAGCAATTTACCCAACCATCTCAGCCTCAAGTAACTCAAAGATCATTATCACATCAACGCCTAATGGCATGAACCGGTTTTATGAGATCTACATGGAAGCGCTTGAGCTCAAGAATACATATGTGCCATTACGTGTTGATTGGTGGCAAGTACCGGGTCGTGATGAGGCATGGAAGAAGATGACAATTGCTAACTTGGGATCAGAAGAAGACTTTAACCAAGAGTATGGTCTACAGTTCTTTTCATCCGATAAGTTATTATTGCCCTCAAAAGACCTAAAAAAGATATTTAAGCTCAGGACTGATTATGTTGTACCAGATTGGGCTCAAACGCCCGATAATCTTGACCTATTAGATGGTTTCTTGGTTCATCCAAACTTTAGCAAGTTAACAATAGATGATATTAAAGCGGATCCCAACTTCTATGTGCTATCACTGGATACAGCAGATGGGCTAAGTCGTGATTACTCAGTTGTCAATGTATTCAAATTTACAGCCTTGCCGATTAAGATGTTAGAGCAGGTAAAGGATTTCATAAAAAATGAAACTGATATATTTTCTCTGGTGCAAGTTGCAACCTTTCGCACAAACCGTAAAGACATTAACCAATACTGTAATTCACTAGAGCACATAATGTTCAATGTGTTTAACCCAGATAGGGTTAAATTGCTAGTTGAGCTAAACCATAAAGGCGAGTATGTAATGGACAAGATCACAAAGCACGAGCTATATTGGCCAGGCATGCTAGTCTTTTCAAAGCACACAGAAGCCGCCCAAAACTGGAAGCCAGGCCTTAAGCTCACAATGACAAATAAGATTAAATTTTGCGAGAGGTTTAAGTATCTAGCCGCAGTTAATAAGATCTTGCCAAATGAATTTAAGACAGTACACGAACTTGGGTCCTTTGGTAAAACTTCAAATGGTTCATACCGAAGTCAGAGTGGTAATGATGACCTTGCAATGACATGCGTTAACACAGCAGCATTTTTTGAGTCTCCTAACTTTTGGGAATTGGCAAATGCAGAATTGGACAGATTACCCAAAGAATATGTTGCAGAAGTCCACGCCAAATTTTTAAATGAGGTGTACCTAACTAAGGGCTCAACCTATGACTTTGGAACTTTAAATGCCCTAAATGCAGGCGGCACAGCTAAACAATCAGGTTCACAGTCTAGACTAGATGAATCCTATATACAGAAGTACCGTGATACGGTGCAAAAATTTTATGGAGAAACATGAAAAAGTTCGATGAAGTTCAAAACTACCTAGGGGTTAAACGTGAAGTGTTTAAGCAAATACTTGCGTCAATAGAGGAAGCTCATCAGTCAGGAGCAACCAAGATTTATGTAAAGGGGGTTAAGATAATGGAGGAAACAGTTGATGCCATTGCACAAGAATCTGAATGGCCGGTTTGTATTAAAAAGGCCCTGACCTTTTTTGAGAGCACTGAGGATTATGAGTCGTGCCAAGAGTGCATGGCCCTATTGGATAGAATCACTAAAAAAATATAACAGTATGTCAAAGCCAAAAGCACCAATCAGAAATAAGCCAGTTACTGAGATAACTGAGTATGATCTACGGTCTGTTGTTCTAAAATCAGCACAAAAG